TGGCAAAATAAAGATGATTGGAACAATGATAGCCCGTCATGCAGAGGTCTATAAATTTTATAAAGCACATGGTGGAATTTTCCGCAGGGCTATTGAGAATGGTGAGAGTATATGGCCGAGCTTTTAACATTCCGGCAGCGGTTAAATATGCCAGCGAAAATTTATTTGATTCATCCGGAAATCCTGAATACCTACCAGCGGTTATAGCTATGAAAGCAGATGCTTTTTATGATTCAAAAAACAAACCACCAAAGAGCTATGTCAAGATTTTAGCAGATATGAAAGCCGCATTTAACGCCACCAAAAATGATTAGATCTCAAAATGTAATCAAAAGGTCTTCACCTGTTCCTACAGGATTTGTAGCCGGTAAACCGTTGCCGATCTATACAAAAACTGAAAAGCCAGTTGTTCATGGATGGCTCAAACAAGGCGTGTGTTGTGTTTTGCCAATAGGCGATGATTGGGAAAATAGTTTTTATTTACACACTACCTGCATTGAGGAGTTACAGATGAGAAATTGTCAGACTTTAAGATTTAAATATGGCGGGCAGGTCCGAGAAATAAGCCTATCAGGTGCGGTCCATAAAGGATTTTTACTTGAAAAAGATGGATGGGCAGTAATTTGCATCCCATTCAAAATTGCAAAAATCGTGGGTGGTCCTGCTCAAACTATTCTAAAACTGCCCATTAATCTTAATGACACAGCGGTCTTTGATTAAAAGTTGAGTCCTAGTATGCCCTTGAACACCAAACCCACCAAATCGAAGATAAACACATAATTTTAAAACCATGAAAAATAACCGCCCAATACCAACCGAGGACGAGGAGTGTTATATACTCGTGGAATGGCTCACCAGGATCAGACTCAGATTTACACACATTCCTAATGAGGGAAAGTTTCCTGTTCAGTATCGAATGAAATTGAAAAAGCTAGGTGTATCATCCGGCTTTCCTGATTACATTATTTTCATCCCAAAAGAAAGATCAGTGACTAATGAAAATGTGACTATATTTTGCGAGATGAAAAGAACTAAGGGCGGAGTAGTTTCACCCTTCCAAAAAGAATGGAACAGATTTTTAAATTCTATTGGGCAAGTCGCAAGGGTATGTTTAGGCTTTGATGATGTAAAAAAAGTGATTGATTTTTATATAAAATATTAATTTTTAACCCCAAAATGTATGTTGCTAATTATCATCTATTTGTTTCTCGCTATTGTAACTGCCGGAATCGCTCAAAAGAAAGGTCACAATGTCTATGCTTGGTTTTTGATTGGCGTACTATTTGGATTCTTTGGATTCATGGCTTCGCTTATGGTTAGTGACAAAACAGCAAAACCGAGTGTGGTATAATTGAGGCATGAACAGGGTCACCATTTTGCAAATATGCGACTATGCCGGTAAATCAGCCATTGGCTTGAATTATCAAAATGGAAGCATAAATCAAGTTTTAAAAGACATTGATGAACAGTCAATAATTGGTGACAGAATTACTTTGCAATTCACTCTAGACACTGTTTCAAAAACTGAAATAAGAAACATACTCGCAATATTAGATTTATTTAATTCACATCAAAACTATGTCAAATAATTTACCAATAATTTCAGGAGCAAAAAAAGAAGAGCCGGATTTAATTGAGCAGCAAGAACAAAAACTGAGCGAAGATGTAATCGCTAAAATTGATGCAGCTGTGGATGCAATGGATGAAGTAACCCTAGCTGATAATATCATGAAGTTTCATTCAAATTTCATTGTAGAGGCTAAAACAAAAAGAATTAGAAATGCTCTACCTGCTCATGCAATGAATTCAATCCTACAGGCTCAAATGGATAGGACCGGGGTTATTGTCTACAATAAGTTTTTTGTAAAATCTTACAAGGGCCATGTGCCGGAAAGAATTAAGAAAATGCTTGATGCAAAGTTGGCAGAAGTAAATGAGCTAAAACCTATTTTTGTGAAAACCCACAATGGCCACATACCAGAAGGAGTTAGAAAAATGTTTGATGAAAAGTTAGGGGAAGTTAATGAGAAGAAAGAAGAAAAAGTAGCATAATTTTTAATAAAAAATCTTATGGCAAGACCTACCAAGGGAAACCCAGAAGGAAGCCAAAAAAGCCCTAAATTTACACCGGAAACAGTGAATAAGTTGGAACAGGCTTTTGCAATTGATGCAAGTATAGAAGAAGCGTGTTTTTATGCTGGAATCACAAAGCAGTGTTTTTATCTCTGGAAAAAAAAGCATATAAAACTTTTTGACAGCTTTGAGGCACTTAGAAACAAACCAATTTTAGCAGCTAGACTAACCATAGTAAACAATATTGATACTTTAGCGGGGGCTCAATGGTACATAGAGAGAAAACGCAAGAAAGAGTTTAGCCTTCGCAGCGAGTTGACAGGAGAAGATGGCAAGCCCCTCATGTCTTTAGGGGAAACCGCAAGGGAAAAACTTAAGCATCTTAAATGAATTATAAACAATGGCTTGAAGCTATTGATGATATTGAAAAAAAAGATGGCGAAGAAAGTGCAAGAGCTTTTGTCATTGAATCATTAAGAAGTAAAGAGCGCTTACATTGGTATGGCAGACATTTTTTTCCGCATATTATCAAAGGCAATAATGAAGTGCCGGAATGTCACATTGATTTAATTGCAGAAATTTCTTCGGACCACGATTCAGGAATAGTTTTCCCTCGTGGTTTTGCTAAGTCTACTTGGGAAAAAATAGACACCTTACATGATATTACCTATGGCCTTGAGCCGGTTATTCTCTACGTTGGGTCTACCTTACAAGATGCCGGATTTCATTTTGAGTCAATGAAGGCAGAGCTGGAAAATAATGAATTACTGATAGCTGTTTATGGGTCTTTAGTACCACCAGCGTCGGACATTGGGCGTAAATGGACCAATAGGCATTTTGAAACCAAAAATGGAGTAAATGTGGTCGCGCGCGGGGCGGGCAAAGGGCGTGGTGTAAACATTAAAAACCAAAGACCGACTAAAATAATTTGTGACGATATTGAAGATGATGAGCAAGTAAGAAGTCCGGACCGCTGCTTAAAACTTCACGAGTGGCTTTATAATGTAATTTTCCCATCGAAAGATGCTGAGCGTGGCAAAATAAAGATGATTGGAACAATGATAGCCCGTCATGCAGAGGTCTATAAATTTTATAAAGCACATGGTGGAATTTTCCGCAGGGCTATTGAGAATGGTGAGAGTATATGGCCGAGCAGATGGCCACTCGAAAAGCTCTATAAAGTTCGCGATGGTTACATAAATGAAGAGGGCCAGCAAATTCAGGGTATAGGCTCAAGATCCTTTTCAAGAGAGTATTTAAATAATCCAATTGATGAAGAAAGCGCAACAATAAAACCAGAATGGGTTTATAGTAGTTTCTATGATATTTTTGCCGAAGATCCATCTGTTCAAAAGGTTATCATGCTTGATCCACAATCAGGTGAAGGGCAGAGCGCAGATAACTTTGGGTTAATAGTTCTTGGTTGGAAGCGCGGAGATAAACACCGCTATGTTTTGGAAAGAATCGTGGGCAAAGCTTCACAGTCAGAGCAAGCCGCATTATTTGTGAGCTGTTATCAAAGGCATCCAATTGCCCACCTTTGTGGTATTGAAAAGATAATGACTCAAGTTGCTGTTTATCAATATGTACTCGACTGGAAAAATGGGATCTATAATTTCCCCGAGGATAGATTATTGAAGTACAAAATAAATCAGAACAATCGAAATATTCCATTGAAAGCGGTGAGGCCGGAAGGTAAGGATGGCGGAAAACTCAAGGACAAAACAGCTAGGTTACAAATGCATGAGGCCGCATTTGAGCGTGGTGAAGTACATCTGCATCACACCATGACTGAGTTCGCTGAGCAATTAACAGGCTTTCCAAATCTTGAACACGATGATGATATTGATGCATTAATTTACTGTCTAGATTATTCCTATGTGCAGAAAGTTTTTGAACAGGAAACAGAAAGCGTGTATGATGACAGCGAACAAACAATTTTTGGTAATATAGAAAATAAACAATTTTAATTATGGCTCAAGATCCTACTGTTCCGGTTTCTAGCACTCCATCAGAAGAGAAATTAAAAGTTTATGGCAATGTAGGAACTGAACACTATGGCGGTTATTTTTCCGAGGAGTCAAATAGAGAATGGAGGGAAATTAACAGAGTAGAATTAGTTGAAGAAATGAGGAGGGGTGATGGTGCGGTGAGTGCCGTGTTAAGGGCCATTAAAAGCCCACTACTTTCTGCTAATTGGTTTATTGCGCCGGGAAGTGAGGAAGAAAAAGATAAAGAGATTGCTGATTTTGTCGAGGATCAATTGTTTCACATGCCTTTCAGAAGTTGGAAAGAGTTACTACGAGAGATTTTGACATATTTAGATTTTGGGCATTCCGTGTTTGAGAAAATATGGGTAATGGATAAAGGGAAAATTATATTAACCGATTTAGCACCTCGTATTCAGCACAGTATTGAGAAATGGCAGCAAGCGGATGGACAGCCAGGCATTCAACAAAGGGTGAGAAACGATGCAAACAAAGAAGACATTAGGCCTTATTTTTATTTTGATATTCCAGAGCATAAGCTGGTAATTTTCTCGAATGATAAAGAGGGCGATGACGTGACTGGTATTTCAGTTTTACGCTCGGCCTATATTCATTATTTTATGAAGAATAAGGCGTATAAAATGTCTGCCATACCAATGTAAGCGCTCTTTACTTCTTAATGATTCAATGACAAAAGCTCTTGCACTTTCTTCGCCATCTTTTTTTTCAATATCATCAATAGCTTCAAGCCATTGTTTA